AAATCAAGATACAAAGTTTGGCCTTCGGCCTATGCCTCTGGTGCTCTAGTACAGTGTCGTAAAAAGGGTGCGGCCAACTGGGGTAACAAGAGCAAAAAATGAAGATAAACGAAATACAAGAAGGATCCGACAGAGAATATCTTAATCTTCCAAAAGAAGAAATAGAAAGATTACGGGCAAAGTTCCTTCCAGATTGGGAGTACAAGGATAACAGCCTGCAGAAAAGATACAAGTTTGAAGATTACTTCGAAGTGATCAGATTCCTGATCAACACAATAAAGCCTCAAGAAAAACTAGATCACCATGCAGACCTTGGTGTGTTCTACGATGAGGTCCTAGTGAAAATTTACACGCACAGGACAAAAGATGTTTCCGATTACGATTTCATGGTAGCCATGCAGATGGACATGATAGCCAAAATGAAACATGGAGCGATCAATCCTGAATACGGTTTAGACTCATTGGTCGACGAGGGCACTAGATGTTGGAAGGGCTACACTAAGAAGGGCATGAAGACCATGTTCGGTAAGAGAGTGCCAAACTGTGTCAAGAGAGAATCATTAGACATCTGTGTTAACTGTGGTGAATTGGTGTTTGAAGAAACACTCAACGAGGATCTTAAAAAATGGTTCAAAGACAAATGGGTAAGAGTTGGACCAAAAGGAAAAATTAGAGGTGCATGCGGTGGCAAGAGCAAAGGCGAAGGTAAACCCAAATGCTTACCAGCCAAGAAAGCATACGCACTAGGTAAAAAAGGTAGGGCAAGTGCGGCCAAAAGGAAGAGAAGAAAAGATCCTAATCCCAACAGACGTGGTAAAGCAATAAACGTCAAAACTAAAAAGAAAAAATAATCATACAACCCTGAGCAATAAATATTCTCCTAATGTGTGGAATATTATACTCCAAAGATTCGTCAGGATTCTTAGATCTTGAGATGCTAAAAAGGAGAGGACCGGAAGGATTTACAGAACAATATACCGACCTAGGATACTTCGCCCACAGTATGTTGACCACCATCGGTACAAATACACCACAGCCATATCAAACCAAATTTGGAACCTTGCTGTACAACGGATCAACTTATAACAGTGGTGGCGAAAATGACACCCAGTGGATAGGACAAAGACTAGATGATAAACTAGACAACACGCTTGATGTTGTAAGAGAGCTTACAGGAGAATATGCATTTATATACGTCACAGATAGGCATGTAGTCTTTTGTGTTGATCATTTTGACAGCAGGAACTTATGGTTCTACCACGATGCCGAAACAAGGCAATTAACAATAGCAAGTATTCCAAGTGTGGTGGAACAAAAACACAAAATGACTTGGCGTGCAGACGGGAACAAGATCTATGTGATCGACAGACATAATTTTTCAGTCGATATCCAAGTAAACAAAATATGGAATTTCGATCAAAATGTTAATCATTTTGATTTAGTTTTTGAAAACTTTGAACGGGCGATAAGTGATAGATATAATCCAGATACCAGCACCAATTTATTAAGCAGTGGATTTGACTCTGGAGTAATCAATTGTGCTACCCACAAGATATTTAAGAAAGTTGATTGTGTCAGTGATCCAGACAAGGAGATTGTGTCGACAATTAAGGAACGGATGGAAGTCCATGGTGCAGTAATCTTGCCAAATTACGGTGAAAACCAAAAAGACATAGAAACGATGTTCCATTCTATCATGCCGATTGATAAAATATGGGGCGATCCATCTGTCAACGGGTTGGTCAATCTAATGAAAAAATATGTATCAAAACGTAACAAAAAGATTGTGATCACAGGCAATGGTGGCGACGAAATATACAATGACTGGCAAGGACAAAAGTCAGGCCTTGTGTGGACAAAGACAAATGGATCTTTTCCGTCACACTTGCAGTTTGTATGGGGATATCACAATCACAATGGTAGAATGCAGTTGACAAATACCCGCACTGATTTTATTGCCGGCTATTATGGTTTAGAAGCACGTAATCCTTTAATAGACGTAAATCTAGTGCAGGCCTGGATCAACACAAAAAGCAAATTGAAGAACAGATACAAATCCTGGATGAAGGCGTACATGGAAGAACATGACTACCCGTACACAATGAAAAAAGTACATTCATGGAGTGAACCGTATGTACCCGAAGACTGGAAAATTACCAAACAAAGCAATAATAAAAAATATGTGTCTTAAAAAGTTTGCTTTAGCAATAGATATATTGTATAATATTAGGATAACAACAGGAGAAACAAATGGCAGTAAGAAACTTTAATGATGCTGAAAAGCAGAAACTAATCCAGATCATATCCCAGGGTTCACAGGTACTAGGTGAATTAGAAGATCTGAAAGGTGGATTGAAAGACACAGTAAAAGCAATATCAGAAGAACTTGAATTAAAACCAGCACTAATAAACAAAGCGATATCTGTTGCACACAAAGGCAACTACCAAAACATCGCTGACGAGATGGACACGCTGGAAAGCATACTGAACACAGCCGGCAAACTTTAGTGATAAAATTACTCAAAGAATTTTGGGTAACCAGTTACAACACAGACTCAACAGCATTCTATCTAGAATTGTTTTCTGTTGTAGTCACGGTGGCCGGATCCGCAGTATTGACTTTTACATCACCAGAGCCTATAATGAGTACTGTGTTTCCACTGTACTGGTTAGGATCTAGTACCATGTGTTGGGCAGGATTCAGACGAAGGCTAGTTTGGATTTCATGTCTCACAGGCTGGTTCACAATAATGAACACAATAGGATTATACAAAGTATTCATACAATGAGTTACATAGATGCACTTTTCAAAAAAGACGAAGACAAGATATACGTTGTAGAACGTGATCCCAAGAAGGGTCGTGTGTTCGTTGAGTATGACGCCAGGTACGTGTTCTACTACGAGGACGCAAGAGGTAAACACAGATCGATGACTGGTGCACCTTTACAGAGAGTCATGTGCCAGACTAACAAAGAATTCATAAAAGAGCAACGTATAAGATCAAACAAGCAACTTTATGAACACGATATCAACCCCGTGTTCAGATGTTTGGAAGAGAATTACTTAGGTAAGGACACTCCGAAACTGAACGTGATGTTCTTTGATATCGAGGTAGACTTCGATCCAGATCGAGGTTATTCCACAACAGATGATCCGTTCATGCCCATAACTGCCATAAGTTGTTACATGAGCTGGACGGACCAACTGGTCACATTCGCTGTACCTCCCAAGACTATTAGTATGGACGATGCAAAAGAACTTACAAAGAGATTTGACAACACAATGTTGTTTGAGAAAGAGAAAGACATGCTAGACGCATTCTTACAAATTGTTGAAGATGCAGACATATTGTCAGGCTGGAACAGTGAGGGTTATGATATCCCATACACAGTAGGGAGAATACAAAAAGTGTTAAGCAGTGATGACACACGAAGGCTGTGCTTCTGGGGTGAAAAGCCTAAGAAAAGAGTGTTTGAGAAGTATGGAAGAGAACAATTGAGTTTTGACCTTGTAGGTCGTGTACACTTAGACTTGTTGGAACTATACAGGAAATACACATACGAAGAAAGACATTCATTTAGACTAGACGCAATCGGAGAACATGAGCTCGGTGAGAGAAAAACTGTGTACGAGGGATCGCTAGATAACTTATATAAAAACGATTTTGGATTGTTCATAGAATACAACAGACAGGATACAGCACTGTTGGCCAAACTTGAAAAGAAACTTAAATTTATAGAACTTGCCAATGAGATAGCACATCAGAACACCGTGTTACTACAGACAACAATGGGTGCAGTAGCAGTGACAGAACAAGCAATAGTAAATGAAACACACAGACGTGGAATGCAGGTACCGGGCAGGAAGTACAAGAAAGACGGTGAAGAGAATCAACCGGCGGCGGGTGCATATGTGGCTACACCTATAAAAGGCATACACGACTGGATAGGATCTATTGACATCAACTCGCTGTATCCTAGTGTAATTAGAGCCCTGAACATGGGTCCAGAAACAATCGTTGGACAAATACGTCCAGTAATTACATCAGCAGAGATCAACAGAGCCAAACACGCCAAGAAATCATTTGCGGCGGCTTGGGACAGTCAGTTTGGCAGTTGGGAATATCAAGCAGTGATGAACCAAGAGAAAGGCACAGAAATAATTGTCGACTGGGAGGACAAGACCAGTGTGAGAATGAGTGCGGCACAACTTTACGAAATTGTTTTTGACGGGAACAACAAATGGATGTTGAGTGCAAACGGCACTTTGTTTACATACGAGTATGAAGCGATCATTCCAGGATTATTGAAACGTTGGTATGCAGAGAGACAGGAGATGCAGAAGAAAATGCGTGAGTGCGGAGACAACGAAATCGAAAGAGAGTATTGGGACAAAAGACAGTTGGTAAAGAAGATTAACTTGAACAGTCTGTATGGTGCAATCCTGAATCCAGGTTGTAGGTTCTTTGACATGAGAATTGGACAATCAGTTACACTGTCTGGAAGATGTATCACTAAACACATGGCTAGTAAAGTCAACGAGATCGTTGCAGGTAAGTATGACCATAAGGGCGAGAGTGTTGTGTATGGAGACACAGACTCTGTTTACTTCTCGGCTTACAAGACCTTACAGAAAGAAATTACAGAAGGTATCATACCATGGACTAAAGATTCTGTTGTGGCACTATACGATAGGATATCAGATGAAGTAAACACTTCATTCAAAGCATTCATGACAAAGGCATTCCACACGCCAAGCACAAGAGGAGAAGTTATTGCGGCAGGTAGAGAGCTTGTTGCATCCAAAGGATTGTTCATCACAAAGAAAAGATATGCATTACTTTACTACGACAAAGAGGGCACACGTACAGATATTGAGGGCAAGGATGGCAAGATGAAAGCAATGGGACTGGATCTAAAACGTTCAGACACACCTGTATTCGTACAGGACTTCTTGAGTGAAATACTATACATGGTGTTACAGGGAAAAGACGAAAAGGACGTGCTAGATAGGATAAGTGAATTTCGAGCGGAATTTAAAGCAAGACCAGGTTGGGAAAAAGGCTCGCCTAAGAGAGCAAACAACATGACAAAATACACAGCGGCCGAGGAAAAAGCCGGTAGAGCAAACATGCCAGGACATGTTAGAGCAAGTATGAATTGGAACCGATGTAGAGAAATGTATGGAGACAAATACAGTATGCCCATAACAGATGGTGCAAAGGTTATTGTATGTAAACTAAAACAGAATCCGCTGGGTTACACCAGTATCGCTTATCCAGTAGACGAGTTACGTATTCCAGAATGGTTTAAAGAACTGCCGTTCGACGGTGATGCAATGGAAACAGGTATACTAGATCAAAAACTAGATAACTTGATTGGCGTACTCGATTGGGACGTGCAAAGCACAGAAACCACGAATACATTCAACAAACTTTTTGAATTCTAAATAAGACTATGCTGAGCATTGAAGAAATAAAATTATTAATAGAGAAACTTGAACGTGTAAAGAAAGAAGACCTGCAGACCCTTATAGACACTAATTTACAGATACTCAAGGACCTTGCATTGGCAGTCGATGCCAACAACAAGCAAATGATCGACAGATTAGACAAAACAACAAAATGGTTTGCACGTGATCTTGAAGAAAAACAGGAAAATCCTGTTGTTGACCCTGTGTTGCAAAAGTTTGTGCAAAGTAAAATCTTCCAGTTTTCAAGAACAAACATTTATAACAGTCTAGAGATAGGACCAGGAAATGGTATGTTCTCTATGGATTTCCGGGCATGGAGATTAAACTTTTTCCTTGATGTGCTGGATAAGGAAAAACATATTAGGAAAAAATTTCCAAGTAAGCACCAAAAGTATTTAAAATTCTACATGACACGTAACACTGAATGCAGTAACATTCCACAAGGCAGTTGTAATTTTATATTCAGTTGGGACACTTTTGTGTTCTTCACACAAGAGCATATACAACAATACCTGCACGATATCAAAAGAGTGCTGGTACCAGGAGGTTATTGTTTTATACAATATGCTGACTGCCATTATGACCGCGAACTAGATAAGGCTGAAAGAGGTTACTGGAATTACAACACAAAAACTGCTATGACACAGATGATTAAAGACGAAGGTTACGAAGTTGTGGAAATGCATCAATTTAGACCTGGTTCCAGTTATGCTATATTTCGTAAACCTGGTAAACAAAATCCAGTTGTATACAACATAAATGAAATAACACTAGACTAAGACCTAAATATCATATACAATTAGAACATTATGATAGATATCTTGAAAGACATCGTTAAACACACGCATGGACTGGGATTCTTGGATCTTGTTAAAATCACTGGAGACGATAAGGAAACTACAATCGACTCTATGGCTGAAGACAGATCTGTGATCCTACAAGGATCTTTTCACAAGCCACAGACGGAGATGACAGGTACTTTTGGTATGCCTCAAATGGGCAAACTAGACATACACTTGAAGTGTCCGGAGTACAAAGAGAAGGCAAACATTACTGTGTTGTCCGGTGAGAGAAACGGTGCAACTATTCCAACAGGAATCCATTTCGAGAATGAAAAGGGTGACTTCAAGAATGACTACAGATTTATGAATGCTGAGATTATCAACGAGAAACTTAAGACCGTTAAGTTCAAAGGTGTTAAGTGGGACGTTGAGATTGAACCTTCGGTGGCAAGTGTACAGAGATTCAACTTCCAGGCAACTGCAAACACTGAACACAACTCATTCGTTGTGAGAACTGAGGATGGAAACTTGATTTTCACTTTTGGTGATCAAGCATCGCATGGTGGTGAGTTTGTATTTGCAACTGACGTTAAGGGTACACTTAACAAAGGTTGGAGTTGGCCAGTAGGACAGGTGCTACAAATACTAAAACTTTCAGACTCGGCAAAGGTCACATTACACTTCTCTAATGAGGGTGCTATGCAGGTCTCTGTTGATTCAGGATTGGGCAAGTATCAATACATCATACCAGCACAGGCGCAATAATGACGACAAATAATAACAAGCAGGAACACTTAGGAGACTTGAGCAGAGACTTTGCAGTGTTCCTGCCTGCTATTTCAAACTTCTACAACACGTTTATCAGTAAGCAGAGAGTTTCAGAAGGCAAACACATCTCGGAAGATAGAATCCCAAATGGTTTTGAAAACGGTGTAGAAGGATTAAACTTCATAAATCCAGACAAGGGTATGTTCACTTATCCCACAGCACTTTACTCGGCGGGACATGCCTGTTTAGACATGGAAAAAGTTAATGACCGAGATCACATGTTCGTAAACAGAGATAGGAAGTTCAGCACAATAGTAGGTGACTCAGGTGGATATCAGATAGGAAAGGGTGTGATCAAGTTTGATTGGAAGGACTTTGAAGGTAACAAAGCAAACAAAGTGAGATCAGATATACTTAATTGGCTAGAACTTACAAGTGATTGGGCAATGACCCTAGACGTACCAACATGGGCGGCAGATGATCTTAATAGTCCAAAGACAGGCCTCACAAGTTTCAGAGACACACTGGACGGAACAATATACAACAACAATTTCTTCCAAAAAAATAGATTAGGACAAACAAAATTACTAAACGTGTTACAAGGCGATGACTGGAACACAGCACAGATATGGTATGATGCAGTCAAAGATTTCGAATTCGAAGGCTGGGCCATGGGTGGTATTAACATGTGTGACATGGAAGTTATGCTCAAACGTCTGATCATAATGAGAGATGAAAAGAAACTAGACGGCAAAGATTGGATGCACGTACTAGGAACTTCACAAATGGATTGGGGTTGTTATCTTACACAGGTACAAAGACAAGTTAGAAAAAACATAAATCCTAACTTTACAATAAGTTTTGACAGTGCATCTGCATTCTTATCAACTGCTAATGGACTTGTATACACATACAACTCATTTACACCAGACAGATGGTCATTTGTAATGGACAAGGCTCCGGATGATAAAACATTAAAAGGATCCGAAATACAATTTCCATTTGATAGCGGTATTGGACGTAGATTGAAAATGAAAGATGTCTGTTGGTATGGTGGACAGGATATGAACAAGAATGGCAAAATCGGTGCTACT